CTTATACTTATGGTATAATTGGCCGCACTTTGGTTCTGTGTCACGAGACTTCCATAATTGATTTATGATCTCTCGCATGTCATCCACAGGGACAACAACAGATAGAGGTTCTTTTTCCTCAGTGATAATAACTTCAGGCATTAGTTGAAAACTGCGTTAACAGACATGACTTTTGCATTAGGATTTCTAGCCAATGCTACTTGCCTAGCTTCCTCATAATTTCTAGCAATCACAGTCTCATTAAAGACTGTTCCAGCGACATAGAGTTTGACTTCACACTTCATAATTTGTAAGGACTAGTTCCTTCCTTGATGCTTGATCTATATTATAGCACCCCAC